TCAACTCCGGCGAAGCCGATGACCCGACGTTGTTCTATCGGTCATGGGGCCCGAAGCTGGGTGAGACGGTCGACCACCTTGACCCCGAAGTGTGGGCGCGCTGCAATCCGTCGTACGAGATTCTGAATCCCGACGACTTCAAGGCGGCAGCACAGCGCAGCACTGAAGCAAGCTTCCGAATCTACCGGCTCAGTCAGTTCGTCCGTGGCGCGTCGACATGGTTGCCGCATGGGCTTTGGGATTCGTTGGCTAAGGCTGACGACCCGCTTGAGCCTGGGGACGAAGTGGTATTGGGCTTCGATGGTTCTTGGAAGGGTGACAGTACGGCGCTTGTCGCCTGCCGCGTACGTGACCTGAAGGTGTTCGTCCTGGGTCACTGGGAAGCTCCGGCCGATGATGTGCATTGGCGCGTTCCCATGGCCGACGTACGTGACGCCCTACACGAAGCGCTCGACGTCTACCGGGTGCGCAACCTTGTTGCCGACCCGTACCGCTGGGAAGAGACGCTAGACAATCTCGAAGCCGACGGCTTCCCGGTTGAAGCGTTCCCGACCAACTCACTGAAGCGAATGATTCCGGCGACTCAGGCCGTGTACGACGCGTGCCGTGACGGTCGGCTTTGCCATGACGGCAACCCGGCTCTTGCCCGGCACATCGGTAACGCCGTCCTGAAGGAAGACAAGAACGGCGCCCGGGTCACGAAGGAATACGCGGCAAGCCGTCGAAAGATCGACCTTGCTATTGCCATGGTCCTAGCCGTTCACGGCGCTGTGATGTGGCGCGAAGACAACGGCGCTCACGTCGGCACGGCGATTCTCGCCACGTGGGAAGGCGACGACGGGCAGGTGTTCACGTCCGGCTACGCCGACGACTCTGACGACTTCTTCTCTGATATCTGACCCGACTACTCACGTGAGTAGTCGCACTCTCCCGAAGGGGGCACTGTGGGTTTTTGGTCTGCACTCTTCGGGCGGGGGGAATCTCCGGCGCTTGAAGGTCGAGCCTGGGAACCGTACGACCCGGGCGTTTACAGCCTGGGGGCAACGGCGGCTTCAGGTGAGCGTGTAACGCCGCACGAAGCACTTCAGGTGTCAGCGGTCTTCGGGTGCGTCCGTCTCCTGTCAGAGACGATTGCAACCCTGCCGCTGACGTCGTACAGCAAGCGGGGCGGAGCGCGCCGAGAGATCACGTCGCCGGAATGGCTCGACTACCCGAACGCCGAACCCGGCGGCATGGGTCGAATCGACATTCTGTCTCAGACGGTTCTTTCGCTTCTCCTTCAGGGGAACGCGTTCCTTGCCGTCCGCTGGGCTGGGCCGAACATCGCTGGGCTTGACGTGCTCGACCCGACGAAGATTCACGTTCACATGGTCATGGTCGACGGTCTTCGCCGGAAGGTGTTTGAGGCGTACGACATTGACGCCGACGGGAACGAAGTTCTGTTGGGTTGGTTCACGCCGCGCGACGTCCTTCACATTCCCGGGATGATGCTTCCCGGTGAGTTCGTCGGTTGCTCACCGATCACGTATGCGCGTGAGTCCATCGGGCTTGCGCTTGCGTCCCAGAAGTACGGTTCGAAGTTCTTCGCGAACGGCGCCATGCCTGGGGCAGTGGTTGAAGTTCCCGGCACGATGAGCGAAGAAGGGCTTGCACGTGCGCGTGAAGCGTGGCGTGCCGCTAACTCCGGAGTCGACAACGCGCACCGCGTAGCGCTTCTCACTGAAGGTGCGAAGTTCAGCAAGGTCGCAATGTCGCCGGACGAAGCCCAGTTTCTTCAGACTCGACAGTTTCAGGTTCCCGAGATTGCGCGCATATTCGGCGTGCCTCCGCACCTGATCAGCGATGCAACTAACTCGACTTCATGGGGCAGCGGGCTTGCTGAACAGAACATTGCGTTCAGCATGTTCAGTCTCCGCCCATGGCTTGAGCGCATTGAGGCGGGCTTTAACCGTCTGCTCTTCGCTGAGACTGCCGACCGGCTGAAGTTCGTGAAGTTCAACCTTGACGAAATTAAGCGTGGCGCTCCGAAGGAACGAATGGAGCTTTGGAGCCTGGGCCTTCAGAACGGTATTTACAGCATTGACGAAGTGCGTGCCGCTGAAGACATGGCGCCCCTTCCTGACGGACTGGGCGAGTCGTACCGGGTGCCGCTGAACCTGGGTGACATTGGCGAAGAGCCTGCCCCGGAACCGGCCCCTACTCCCCCGGCGATCGAAGCCCCCGCACCTGAGCCGGACGCACAAGAGCCGGACGTGAAGCCGGACGAACAAGCGCCGGACAACGAAGGGGAAAACAAGGATGACGGAAACGCGTGAACTTCGCGTTGCCGTCGGAGCACTTGAAGAGCGCGCGTCGGAAGACGGGCGCATTTCTATGCGCGGGTATGCCTACCGGTTCAACGAACTGAGTCAAGACCTGGGCGGCTTCCGGGAACGCATTGTTCCCGGGGCCGGTGCTCCGTCGCTGCAACAGAACGACGTGTATGCCACGTTCAACCACAACTCATCGGCGTTGCTGGGGCGTACTTCGTCCGGCACGCTCCGGGTTGGTGAAGACCGCGAAGGCGGTTGGTACGAGGTTGATCTACCGGATACGACGGTTGGCCGTGACGTTGCTGAGCTTCTGAAGCGCGGTGACCTTCAGGGTTCGTCCTTCACGTTCCGTGTGATTGACAACGGGCAGCGCCGTTCCGCTGAAGACGACCCTGAGACGGGGCTTCCCATTCGGGAGATCACGTCAATGGACGTCCGGGAACTGGGGCCCGTTACCAACCCTGCATATCTCACAACTCAGGCTTCTCTTCGCTCCGTTGAAGAAGCGCTGAGTATCGGGGAGTTCGCGCCCCCGGCTTCTGACGAAGAGCGCGATTCCCAGTCGGACGGCGACACAGCCCCGGCTTCCCACCCTGACGCGCGTGCCCTTGTTCGCGCGCTTTCTAAGTAAGGAGTGTCCGCATGGACGCGACTACCCTGAGCGCCAACTTTGAGGCGCGCGAGCGTGCGACCGCTGAGCTTCGGGCGCTGACTGATGAGTTCGCCGGTAAGCCGATGGACGCCGACGCGACCCAGAAGGAAGAGCGCCTTCTCTCCGCCGTGGCCGACTATGACGGCCGTATCAAGCGTGGCATTGAGGCCATCAAGGCGACCGACGCTGTGACGTCGCTTCTGTCGGGCCTTCAGGGTTCCGGCTCCGGCGCCCAGCGCTCCGCCGACGTTGACGACGACGCCACCCTTCGGGCGGGCAACCTGGGTGAAGCTCGTTCCTTCGAGTTCGCCCCTGAGAAGCGCGACGGCACGAAGGCCGGTAACCCGAACGTCCTGAGCCGCACCCTTTACGGTCAGCTCATCGCTCAGGCGGTCGAGCGTTCCGCGATCATGCGCGGTGGCGCGACCACGTTCACTACGTCGGACGCCAACCCGCTTGACTTCACGGTGATCACTGGCCGGTCGTCCGCTGCGATCGTCGGTGAGAACGGCGAGATTCCCGAGTCTTACCCGTCGACCACTCAGCGCAGCATGGGCGGTTTCAAGTACGGCTTCGCGTCGGTCGTCTCGTACGAGTTCGCCACTGACCAGGTTCTTGACCTTGTCGGCTTCCTGGTTTCCGACGCCGGTCCGGCTATCGGTGACGCCATGGGTCGCCACTTCATCACGGGTACCGGTACCGGTCAGCCGCGCGGCATTCTGACCGACGCTTCTCCGGCCACTGCCACGTTCGGCGCGACCGCTGACGACTCGACTGTTTCCGACGCGCTGATTGACCTGTTCCATGAGGTCCCGTCGGCGTACCGGGCGAACGCGAAGTACGTCGTCAACGATGTGCGTGCGGCTCAGATGCGCAAGCTCAAGGACGCGAACGGTCAGTACCTTTGGCAGTCCGGTCTTACCGTCGGCGCCCCTTCGCTCTTCAACGGCAAGGTCGTTGAGACTGACGACGGCATGCCCGCGTCGAAGATCCTGTTCGCTGACCTGAGCAAGTACCGCGTCCGCTTCGCCGGTTCGCTGCGTGTCGACCGTTCGGTTGACGCGAAGTTCAGCACTGACCAGATCGTTTACCGGTTCCTTCAGCGTGCGGACGGCCTTCTGGTTGACGCGCGCGGCGCGAAGGTTCTGACTGTCGGTGCCTGAGCCTAGGTGTGGGGGCGCTCCGTCTACTCACGTGAGTACACGGGGCGCCCTTGCCCTGGGGCCCATGGAAGGGGCTTAGCGTGGCGTACGCGACGATTGAAGAGCTTCGCGCGCTTGACGGGTTGGATGACGTCAGCCTGTTTCCCGATGAGCTTCTGTCCGAAGCAATCGACTTCAGCGTTGAAACCGTTGAGGCGTACACGGGTCAGAAGTGGGACACGGCAGAGAACCCGACGCCGGAAACCATTCGTTGGTGTGTGCGCACCCTGGGGCGGCAATACGTGCTCGACCATGTGTCGCGCATCCCGGATAGGGCGCTTCAGCTTCAATCCGAATTCGGCTCGATTCAGCTTGCCCAGGCTGGGGGTAGTTGGCGCCCGACGTCGCTGCCCGAAGTGAACGCGAAGCTGAACCTGTATCGCGTCCGCCTTCCGTTCATCTTCATGTGAGGGGTTGCGTGTGGCGCTGATCTTTGACGCGAAGGTTGCACTGTTCAACGCACTGAAGGCCGTTGTGCCGACGGGCGTTCAGTGCACCTTCGCTGAGACGGGAGACAACTCCCGTAGAAAGTCCGTGTGGTTGGGGGCGACCACTGACGACGACCTTGCCCCAGCGGCTATGCGCTCCGGCGCGAAGCCAACCAACGTGACCGGCTACGTAGAGACGCACGCCGTTGTCACGACCCCGGGCGACCCGATTGCCGCTGAGCGTGCCGTGTACGAGATACGCGACCACGTGAAGGAAGCATGCGCAGCGCTGAACGCTGACCTGACTTCGGTTCCCGGCTTGCTCGACGTCCGGCCGGAATCGGCTTCCGTCGAATCCACTGAAACCACTGACGGCGCTTATGCAGCGCTGACCGTTCGCGTCCGTGTTCGTGGGCGCGTCTACCAATAGAAGGGGGCGCACGCATGGCGCTTGACGCAAGCATTGGCATCGGCCGTGAAGACACGTACGGCACTCTGTCGGCCAACGTTGAGGGGTACGAGGGGCAGGCGGATTCTTGGAAGACCACACGTGAGTTCATTGAGTCGGTCGGCTTCCGCGCGGGTATGCAGACGGCGCGCGCTGACCGCCGGAACGTGGTCAACATGGGTGGCGAAGGCGAACTTGAAGTTGACCTTCTGGACGCCGGAGCCGCTTCCCTTCTGACTTCCGCATTCGACAAGGTCACGGTCACTGACACGGGCGGCGTTCGGACTACGGTCCTTGAGACGTCCGACGTAACGGCGGCTCCGTCCTTCTCCGCTCAGATGGTTCGTCCTGGGACCGACGGCACGAAGGCGGCGTACAAGCACAAGGGTTGCGTTGCAACTGAGTGGTCGCTGAACGCCGAAGTTGAGAACGCCGTGAAGCTTGCCGTGACGTTCGACTTTCAGGACGTCGAGCACACGACCAACCCGGCTCAGATCGTGGCGCCGGTTTACCCGGTTGAGGCGTACCCGTACGACTGGACCCGGACCGGGGTCGAGCTTTCGAAGGACGGCAGCGCGGTTGCGTTCGACGCCACTTCGCTTGAGCTGACCGGCGACCTGGGCATGAAGACTGACCGGCGCTTTCTCCGCGCGAATGAGCTGAAGAAGAAGCCCATTCGCAACGCTGTGCCGACGTACGAAGGCACCCTTGAGGGTGAGTTCAGCGCGACTTCGCTGACCCTGTACGAAGCCTTCATTGCGGGTGAGCTGTGCGCGCTGAAGGTTGAGTTCACGGGTGTGCTGCCCGGCTCTTCGCTGACCGTTGAGGCTCCGGCGATTCAGTTCACGGGCGAGTCTCCCGAAGCGGCGACCGACGAAGTCACGGTTCACAACCTGCCGTTCCGCATTCTCGACCCGGGTACTCCGGGCGTGGCTGCAATCAAGCTCACGTACGTCGAGCCGGGTACGCCGGTCGAGCCGTAATGGCGCAGCGAAGTGCGTACACGATTCGTGTTGACGGGCTTCGAGAGTTTCAGCGCAACGTGCGCACCCTGAAGGACAAGGAATTGAACAAAGCCGTACGCGCTGCCAACAAGGCTTCCGGCGAAATTCTGATTCCCCAGGCGAAGCACGAAAGCCCGGACGGTCACCGCGACGCGAAGTCGTCAAAGAAGTACCGTCCGGGCAAGCTGGATAAGTCCATCAAGGTCACGGCGTCCGCGAAGGGCGCCGTCATCAAGGCAGGCTCAGCGGCTCGTGTGCCGTATGCCGCCGCAATTCACTTCGGTTTCCGGAAGCGGAATATCCGCCCGAACCGATTCCTGTTCCGTGCCATGGCCCGTAAGTCGGACGTCGTGGCCGCTACGTATGAACGCCGCATTGAAGCCGTCGTTCGCCAATTCTTGGAGAGTTGATATGCCCGCGAAGAAGGCCGCTTTCGTTCCTCCCACTGACTTCACGCTTGACCTGAAGCTTGATTCTCTGACGCTCGATGAGATTGACGCGATTGAAGAGATCACGGGTCAGCCGCTCGACGCGCTGAACAAGCCGGGTGCTCGACGCGCGCCGATGCTGAAGGCCATGGCGTACGTGACCATGAAGCGGAAGTATCCCGACTTCACGATTGAGGACGCTGGGGCGCTGCGTATCAACCTGAAGGGCAAGGGCAAGCCGGACCCTACCGAAGCCAACGCGTGATTGCTTGCGCACGTCTTGTCTCCCACTTCCGTGGGCTGAGTTGGACGGACGTGCGCGGCATGGAACTTCGAGACTTCAACGCGTTGGTTGAACAGATGGCTGAAGACATTGAGGCGGAACAGAAAGAGCTTCGCCGGTCTTCGCGTGGACGTAGTGGCGGCAGTAGCGGCACGGCTAGCGGCAGTGAGCGACGCACGCCGGTTATGACTTAGGGGGTGCGTCGTGGCTAGGCCAATTCAGGTCACCATTATGGGTGACGCCGACCAACTGTCACGGACTCTTGATGAAGCGTCCGATGAGATCAGTTCGTTTGGTGAGACGGCGGGCAAACTTGCTGCGGTTGCGGGTGGCGCTATTGCCGTCGGCATCGGCGCCGGTATCGCTGACGCCCTTGAGCGGGAAGCCGGGAACGATGTTCTGACGGCCCAGTTGGGCGCGTCTCCGGCTGAGGCAAAGAAGCTGGGTGAAGCGGCAGGCTCCGTGTACTCCGCCGGTTACGGCGAATCGGTGGCCGACGCGAATGAGGCGCTGAAGAACCTTTGGCAACAGGGGCTTGTTCCCGCCGGAGCGACCGCCGACGAAATGGCGAACATTTCGAAACAGGCAATGGACGTGTCTACCGTCCTGGGTGACGACGTCGGGCCTACGGCTAATGCGGTCGGTCAGATGTTGAAGACCGGTCTTGCGAAGAACGCCACTGAAGCGTTCGACATTCTTGTGAAGGGCACCCAGGAAGGCGCCAACAAGTCGGAAGACTTGCTTGACACCTTCAATGAGTACGGCGTTCAGTTCAAGGGACTGGGCCTTGACGGCAAAACGGCAATGGGCCTTCTCTCCCAGGGGCTCAAGGGCGGCGCCCGTGACGCTGACCTTGTTGCCGACTCCCTGAAGGAATTCGGTCTTATCGTCCGCGCGGGTGGGGACACGGTCAATCAGACGTACGCGAAGATTGGCCTTTCCGGCAAGGACATGACGAAGGCCGTTGCCGAAGGTGGACCGGCGGCAGCGAAGGCGCTTGACCAGACTCTTGACAAGCTTCGCGCTGTGAAGGACCCGGCGGAGCGTTCGGCGTTGGCCGTGAAGCTCTTCGGCACCCAGGCTGAAGACCTTCAGGGTTCGTTGTTCAAGCTCGACCCTTCGAAGGCCGTTGAGTCGCTGGGCAAGGTCGACGGCGCCGCGAAGTCGGCAGGCGACACGATGCACGACAACGCGTCGAACAAGATGAAGGAATTCACCCGGAGCCTGACGACGGGCCTTGTTGACGTCCTGGGCGGCACGGTCATTCCCATGGTCGAAGCGTTCGCTTCCAAGCTGGGCGGCGTGGCGTCGGCTATCCAGACAACGGCGTCGTTCATCTCTCAGCACAGCACGACGTTCGGAATCCTCGCCGGAGTGATCACGACTCTGATTCTGCCCGCGCTTATTTCCTGGGGCGTTCAGCAAGTCATTACCGCTGCGAGTGTGGTTACCGGCTGGGTCACTACGGCGGCGGCTTCGGTCACGTCGGCAGCAACCCAGGTAGCGGCATCGTGGTCGACCATTGGCGGGTGGATTGCTGCGGCGGCAAGAGCCGTTGTGTCCGGCGCTGTGATCGTGGCCACGTGGGTACTGATGGGCGTTCAGTCGTTGATTCAGGCGGCTCGAATGGCGGCGGCGTGGCTTATCGCCATGGGCCCGATTGGGCTTCTGATTGCGGCAATCATTGGGCTTGTCGTCATCATCGTTGCCAACTGGGACACGATTTGGTCGTACACGAAGAAGGTCTTTCAGTGGCTTTGGGACTGGGTCAAGAAAATCTTCGGGTGGTTGAAGGACCTGTTCCTTAACTTCACCGGACCCGGGTTGCTCATCAAGCATTGGGACAAGATTTGGTCGGCCACGAAGTCCACGTTCAACAACGTGAAGAACTTCGCGAAGGACGCGCTTAACGCCGTTGTCGACTTCGTCAAGGGTCTGCCCGGACGCATTCTGTCGGCGGCATCAAAGCTTCTCAGCGCGGGCAAGTCTGTCGGCGGTTACGTCATTGACGGAATCAAGAGCGGGCTTAGCAAGCTGGGCGGCTTCGCGTCGTCTCTCGCTTCGGCCGTTGGTCGCGCTGCAAAGGGTGCAATCAACGGAGTGATCGACCTTCTCAACTGGGCCATTCCGAACAAGCTCGGTTGGGGCAAGCTCAGCATTGATCTTCCGGACAACCCGATTCCGAAGATTCGCGCCATGGGTGGACCGGCTTCCGGTTGGACCCGTGTTGGTGAGCGTGGACCCGAAGACGTGTTCTTGCCGAATGGCTCGACCGTCGTGCCCAACCATCGGACCGGTTCCGGTGGCGGCGTAACCGTGAACGTTCAGACGAACGCCGACCCGTTTGCCATTGGGCGCGAAGTTGCCTGGGCCATGCGTACTAGTCCGGCGTGACGACTACTCACGTGAGTAGTCAGGAAGGGGTGTTGAAGTGGCGGAGTTGAACGACTGGACATGTGAGTTTCGGGGGCTTGTCATGGGCGTACCCGACTCCGCCATTTCGATCGTTGGCGTTGACGGCCTTCTGTCGCTGCCCGACGTACGGTCGTCAGACCTAACCCTTGTGCAGCGAAACGGCTTGTGGCCCGGACGGGACTACCTGAACGGGCGCACGGTCACGCTGACGCTTGAGGTCTACGGGTCGAGCCGGGAAGAGTTCACGAACGCCCTGAACGCCCTTCAGGCGGCGTTTCAGGCTGGGACCGATGAAACCCCCTTCCGGTTCCGTTTCCCGGGCGCAGCGGCAGACCAGACGGCTTACGTCATGGCGCGTGTGCGTCGCCGGTCGGCGCCCCTAGACCTGAACTTTGCGTACATGACTTGCAACATGGTGGTCGAGCTATTCGCTACGGCGCCGTACATCATCGGTGACACGCCCCGTACTCAGATCGTGCGGAGCATGAAGCGGGAAGTTGTGCCGACGGGCTTCGTGCCCCCGGCAACCGTCCCTTGGCAGATTGCTTCCCAGGGCACTACGCCGGTTGATCCGGTCACCCGGTTCACTCAGTACGGCAGCGTTGCGGCTCGACCTGTTGTCACGATCACGGACGGCGCTTCACCGGTCCTGATTGATGACGTGACCGGCGAGACGTTCGCGCTGAATTACGACGGCACGGTGACGATTGACGCCGCTGCCCAGACAGTTACGAATGCCCAGGGTGGCGACGTTAGCGGGCTTATCGCTGACGGCTCCGTGTGGCCGGAGTACGGCCCGGGTGAGCATCGGTTGCGGCTCCGTAGTCGAGACGAATACACATCGGCTACGGCCGTTCTTACGTGGTCGGATAGGTGGGTTTGATGAGTTCCTTTGCATGGTTTCAGGACGGTGTCGGCTATGGCGCTGCGGAGCTTTCCAATTGGCATGCGCTGAACGTTGTTCGCGGCGGCTTCAAGCACGTCTTCAAGTCCACTTCTGAGTTCCTGGCAAACTCGAATCAGGCCAACCGGACCGTAGCCGTTGGGTCGGGCAACGTCCTTGTCGGCAACGCGACCGGCGGCGCAACGTGGGCATGGTCGAGCGGGCAGACGGTTGCCATTCCGACGGCTTCGAACAACGACCCGCGTAAAGACCTGATCGTTGCGCGGCTGACGACGTCGGCGGTTGAGGGCAGCAACGGCCTTGACATTCAGGTGATTCAGGGCGTTGCCGCGCCTTCGCCCCAGGTTCCGGCGCGACCCGACAACTGTGTTGCGCTTGCCGTTGTCGACGTGCCGAAGGCCACAACTACGTTCACGCTGACGGTAGTTCGCACGTCCGGCATGTTCACCGATCAGTGCGCCAACGCGAACGGGCACCTTGCGATTGACTGGGCGGGTGTGCTGCCTTCTCCGGCGTCGTTCCCGGTCGGCTTCACCCTGTACGACTTCGGCACGAATCAGCGTTGGGTGCGGACGACGGGCGGCGTTTGGTACACGGCTGACTTCTCCCCCTGGGTGCTTGTCACCCCTCAGAACTTTCAGGTTGGCGCGACCAACATCACGACGTCGGGCACGCTGTATGCGCGTGAGTCGTCGGCGTACTGGGAGTTTTCGGGGCGCGTCGACTTCAGCCCTTCATGGACGCCGACGGGCATTGTGTCGTCTGTCGGCTCCGTGCCGTCGAGCGTGAGCCGTCCGATTCAGCACACGTACACGATCGTTGGCGAGTCGTATTCGGCAGGTTCGAAGAACGGCGGAACGGCGCGCATTGCGTACACGACTACCGGCGGAATTGAAGTTGCCGCTGATCCGAATGGCGCTATCTCTGCGCTGTACGTGAATGCCCAGCTTTCTAAGTCGCCCTTCAATGCCGCGTAACCGACTCCCTTCGTATAGGTAGGGGGTATGTATGCCTGAATTCGAAGTTCTACAGGTGGACGCCCGGACCGGCAACGTAGTCAATACGTTGCCGGTTACCGGCATCCAATACAGCGAAACGCTGAACGCCGCCGGTACGTGCAATGTCGGTATGCCGCTTGACGCTGCCGACCCTGACACGCTTGCCCCTGGGCGCACTGCACTTGTGGTGACGCGCGACGGCGTACCGGACTGGGGCGGAATGCTTTGGACTGCGACCGCTGACCTTGCCGCCGGAACGTTGGCACTGAACGCGTCCGGGTGGCACAGCTATTACAGCGCGTGCTACCTGGGCGGGTGGCAACCCAGGGACGACGGCGGACGCATTCCCGGCAGGTGGGCCGGATACAAGGGCAACAAGGATCAGGCCCTTCTTCTGACCGACTGGATTGAGTGGGCGAACGACAACGGCGGCATCGGCACTGACACGTCAAGGCTGACGACGACCGGCAAGATTCGTTCCCGGGAATGGGGCTTCGCTGAGTTCAAGAACATCGCTGAAGCGATAAACGAGCTTGCCGACGAAGACGGCGGCTTTGACTTCCGGTACGAAACTTTCATGCGCAGCAAGACGCGCGTTGGGAACCGGATTCTGAAGACGCCGCGCGTGTCGCTCGACTTCCCGACGCTGACCCATGGCGTTGACGCCGACGTGACCCAGGTTGCCTATGACGGCAGCAAGCTTGCGAGTCGAGCATGGGCCTTCGGCGCTGACATGGGCACGGGCCTGAAGCCGTACGCCAACTTCGGCAACGACCTTGATGCGCCGACGCTGACCCAGGTCGTGACGTACGCCGACTTGAAGTCGACCGGCGACCTTATCCCGAAGGCCGCTGCGCTTGCCGCTATCGGTCGGCAGGTAATCGCCATTCCGACGCTGAACCTTTACCCGGGCGTGTATGACCCAGCGGAGTTCATTCCCGGAGCGTCCGGCTTCGTGACTGCCGATTCCGGCTATGTGCGCTTGCTTGAAGAGTTCGTCATTACGGAACGGCGCGTTGATATTGACGTTAACGGCACGGAGACGGCGGCACTGTCTCTTGCCAGTAAGGAAGTGTTCGTAAGTGGCGATTCAAGCTAACGCGCTGCCGCCTTCGCTTGTTGCGGAGCTGACGGAAATGAAGCGTCGAATGACGGCGCTTGAGCGCAAGCCGAAGCTAGGCAGCGTGAATGAGCGCATGCCCTTTGGGTCTTTCCAGTCGCCTTCGCTTGAGGGCACCCAGGGCGCAGAGTTCACGCACACCCTTGGAGTGATCAACTCGACGGGGCTGAATCAGCCGGTTCTTCTGTGCTCGATTCCGTTTCACATTCCTTGGAGTTCAACGGCGGCACTCGACGTGTCGGTGACCGTGTGGATTCGGGACATGATCACCCAGGGCAAGACGTCTGAGATCACGATTACGAAGGCCAACGACACGACGCCGGACGGGGGTTACACCCGAACGATTACGTGGTCTTGGCTGCACCCTCAGCCGATTGGCTTTGACGACCCGAATCAGTGGAAGGGCTTTGCCATTGACTACCGGGTGAACAAGCGCGCGACGCTGGGCACTGATTCCCTGACGGTCGGCATGGGTAACCCGATGCTCATTACCGGAGTTCCGGCGGGCACCTATCAGGAGGAGTCGACGGGTGGAAACCCGCGCATTGACGGCGGGCTTACGCCGACGGACGGGGGGCCGGTGACATGGGCCTGAGTGACCTTACGGGCGGCGCTGAGATAGTCGGCGGCGCCTGCCTGTTCCTGTTGCTGGTCTATCGGCAGGTGAAGAGCGGTGCGCGGGATGCGTGGCGCGACGAAGCTGAGGCACAAACGGCGCGCGCTGACCGACTGTCGAACGACGTTCAGACGTTGGTTACCGAAGTGCGCGCGCTGAGGGATGAGAACGCCGGACTTCGTAACGAAGTGGCGGAGCTTCGCGCCGAGAATCGTGAGCTTCGCACGCACATTGACAACCTGATTGGGGGCGCACGTGCCGATTCCGAATGAGATTCCTACCGTGCGAGTCACGGCGCAGTACGAGGGATTCGGCGGCAAGGGACTGAAGGGCACCGTTACTTTCACGGCGCCCTTCGTCACGTTCTCTGAGTCTGACCTTTTCCTTGCCGGTCCGGTCGTGTGCACATTGGATGAGTCGGGGCGGCTTATCGACGCTGACGGAAACGTTGGCGTGCGCCTGCCTGCCACGGATTCGCCGGACATGAACCCGTCGGGTTGGACGTACACGGTTAAGGAGAATCTGACCGGCATCGTTGGTGCGCGGACTTATTCTCTGTTGCTGCCGAAGGACACGCCCGACAACGTCGTTGACCTTGCCGACGTTGCCCCCGCTGATCCGACTACGCCGACGTACGTGCCGGTTCCCGGACTCAGCGCGTACGAAGTTGCCGTGTCCGACGGCTTTGAGGGCACTGAGGCGGAATGGCTCGACTCCCTTGAGGGGCCCCAGGGCATTCAAGGTATTCAGGGCGTTCAGGGTGTGAAGGGTGACACGGGCGCCCAGGGCGTTCAGGGTGTGCCCGGAGCTACCGGCGCCACGGGTTCCCAGGGTCCGAAGGGTGACACGGGCGCTACCGGCGCGGCGGGTGCTACAGGTGCCACGGGTGCGGCGGGTGCTCCGGGCGTCGTCCAGTCGGTCAACGGAATCAGTCAGGCAGCGGTCACGCTTACGGCGTCGAGCGTTGGGGCTGTGCCGACGACGGAGAAGGGCGCAGCGAACGGCGTTGCTTCCCTGGGCAGTGACGGGAAGGTTCCGGCGGCTCAGCTTCCGGCGGCTTCGGGTGGCGGCGCCGTGTCGAGCGTCAACACGAAGACGGGTGACGTTGTCCTTGTCGCGTCCGATGTGGGCGCCGTTGCCACTACCGCGCTGGGTGCCGCTTCAGGTGTCGCAACGCTCGATTCCGGCAGCAAGGTGCCGACGGCTCAGATTCCGTCTCTGTCGGCTACGTACCTTGCTGTGTCGACTAAGGGCGCAGCGTCCGGCGTTGCTCCGCTCGACGCGTCTTCTGACGTGCCGGTTGCGAACATGCCGCCGTACCTGGGCGGTAGCGGTTGGCTTCCCCAGGACTACGGGCTTAGCGGTTGGGCGTACGACCTTCAAGCCAACTCGCGTACGCCGGGTGACATGCCGGGTGAGGCTCAGCGGCTTTACATGATCGGCGTTCCGCTGCGAGCGACGAAGACCGTTTCTCAGATTGCCATTCACGTGATGGGTTACGACAAGCCGAACACGACGACGTCAAACTTCCGGTTCGGAATCTATGACTCTGCGTTCACGCTCAAGGCTCAGTCGAACGGCGATCAGAAGGCCCAGCTTCCCGAAGTGCACAACATCGGCGGAGCAATGGCGTTGCTGAACCTGACGGCGGGTGTGTCGCTGACGGCCGGTCACTATTACGTGGCGCTTCTGGTGAAGACGACGGCGACGACGGCGACCCCGTACCTTGCCGCAACCAACTGGGGGGCGTCGGCCACAACTTCGGGCGCCGTTGCCCCAGCGACTAGCGGCGTTCAGCGTTGGCTTCAGTCGACGTCGACCGCGTACACGGCGCTTCCCGCTTCGGGCACGCTGACGGCGGCAAGCTTCGCTGAAGGCCAGACCTGTTATTGGGCAGCGATCGTCTAGCCATCCCAGGACTACTCACGTGAGTAGTCGTCAGCCCCTCAGTAATCCGACTGGGGGGCTTTGTGCTGCACAAAAAAGGGAGCATGTTTTGAGTCTCGCAAAGGTTCTGTCGACCGCTCAGGGCGAAGTCGGATACCACGAAGGCAAGTCGGGCGGGCATTGGAACAACGATCAGAAGTATTCCGGCGCCGTGCCGGGGCTTGAGTGGTCGAACTATCAGGCATGGTGCGCGACCTTCGTGAGCTGGGTTGCGCTTCAGGCTGGGGAAGCTGCGAACTTCCCGCGTACGGCTTCGTGTGCAACGGGCGTTTCATGGTTCCGCAACAAGGGGCGCTTCAGCACGTACCCGGCGGTTGGCGCTCAGGTGTTCTTCGGCAACGGTGGCGGCTCACACACTGAGATAGTCGTTTCGTACGACGCTGATTACGTGTACACGGTCGGCGGAAACACGAACGTGAACGGCAGCGCTGAAGGCGACGGCGTGTATGAGAAGAAGCGCGCGCGGCGTGACGCGTACCTGTACGGCTACGGGTACCCGGCTTACTCCGGCGGCTCCGTATCCGCTGACCCTGACGCCGCGAAGTACGGGTACAAGGTGAAGGCGACCGGCAAGCTTGCCGACGTGACCGGCTCGACCACGAAGCCCAGCACGCCCAGCAAGCCGAAGCCCACGTATGAGCCGTTCCCGGGCGCTGCCTTCTTCAAGGGCAAGCCGAAGTCGGCAATCGTCACGGCCATGGGCAAGCGCCTTGTTGCCGTCGGGTGCTCCGCGTACAAGGTCGGTCCGTCTGCCCAGTGGGGTGACGCCGACAAGGCTTCGTACGCGAAGTGGCAGCGCAAGAGCGGGTACACGGGTGCCGACGCTGACGGTTGGCCCGGTAAGACCACGTGGGACGCGCTGAAGGTCCCGAAGGTCAAGTAACACTCTGTCATTACCGCGGTGGTCGGCATGTCCTATTTTGCACGTATTCAGGGCATGCCGGCTCCGGCCATTTCGTCACACACAGTAAGGGGCTCGCATGGGTGAGCACAGCAAGGGACCGGCCGGTATCGGCGTCGTACTCGACTACGTCAGGAAGCATCGGAAAGCAATCGTCGGCTTCATGGCGGGTGCCGTCGCTGCCGTGACTGCCATCAAGCCGGACTTTCCCGGGGCAGCGGTCATGAGCGCCGTACACGTCCTTGTCGGAATCTAGGTAACCGACTCCCTTCGTGCCGGGTGTAAGAGCATTCAGCGCGAAGGGAATTCGGCAGTGGCCTATTTCAAGAGCATTGGTCTTATCGGTCCGGCCCAGTCCGGAAAGGATTCGGTCGGCGCGCGGCTCCGGCAGCGTTACGGATATCAGCGCGTTGCATTCGCTGACCCGTTGAAGCGTGCGGCGCTGAACGTTGACCCGTACATTCCGACCGGCTACGGCGTGACCGTGCGGCTTTCCGCACTCATTGCTGACGTCGGCTGGGATTACGCGAAGGTGACGTACCCGGAAGTTCGTCGGGTGCTTCAGCACGTCGGGCAGACGGTTCGCGACATTGACCCGGGCTTCTGGGTCCGTGCCGCTGCCCCTGCCATCGACGCCGCTGAGCGCCTGAACCTGCCGGTTGTCGTCACTGACGTTCGGTACGCCAACGAAGCCGACTACCTGACTGACAGGGGCTTCGCCACGATCCGGGTTACTCGACCGGCGGTCGCCCTGGGCGCTGACTACCAACGGCACAAGAGCGAAACGGAGCTTGCCGACTACCGCACCACACTGACCATTGGGAATCACGGGACGTTGGACGACCTGAACAGGATCGTTGACAGTCTCCTTCTCCCCCGAAGCCGCTGACACGGGCCCCCTACTGACTGCCTTCGGGTGGTTGGTAGGGGGCTTTTTTGCGTTTCAGGGTTCCCAGGTGACTACTCACGTGAGTAGTCTGTGCCGCTCAAGGTCAGTACGAACAAGGGGGCAGGATGTTGAAGCGCGCGAAGGACGTCACTTACGGGGAAACGTTGGTCACCGAAGGCGGCTTGATGCCGGTCCGTACGGTGGCGTCGGACATGTACGCCCTGACGACCATGATCAGCAACGGAGCCGACCGGTTCATCTTCGGGGCGTACGAAGAAGTTGAAACCCTTGACGACTAAGGGGCGTTGAAGGCTGGGGCCCCTGGGACCAACCCGGGGGCTTCACCTTTGGTCACGGAACGGTAAAGCTTTCTGTCTACTCACGTGAGTAGTCACAAAACCGGGGTCTAGGGCACTAGGCTGAGCACAGCACAGCGAAGACGACGAAGGGGCGGGGCTCATGTTCACGGTCAAGTACAACCGGACGACCAACCACATTGACGGGCTTGCGATTCGCTCGACCGGCGGCGGCAACGACATGGGCGACCACGTGTCGGACTACGCGCTGAGCGCCTGCCCTTCGCTGACCCGGTACACCTTCGCTGACGGCGCCCGGTTCGAAGACGTTGAAGACGCCCTTGAGGCAGCGCGTAAGGCTGGGGGTCGCAAGCTGTGCAAGCACTGTGAGAAGGCCGCTGAAGCCATGATTGAGGCTGAGCGCGTTGCCCGCGAAGAGCGCTTGAACCGTGACCCGCGCGGTGACGAATGGATGGGGCGCACGATCGGTGACGCCGTGACCGTGACCCTGAACGGCCGGACGTTCGACACGGAGCTGACCGGCGCCGACCACATCACGCCCGGTTGGACTGTCGCCTACGTGGACGAAGACGGGAACCGTACCGACTCGTTCGTTGTGGTGACCGACGCCGACATTGCCGAAGACGTGACTACTCACGTGAGTAGTCGTGTAGAGTCGGCAGCGCACGACAACAACAACAACGATGGGGGCTCGACCATGGCCGCGAAGAAGCTGAAGCTGAAGGACGTTCGGGGAGACATTCGGATTGGCAGCGCGACCGGCAGCAACGGCACCATGCACGCGCTGAAGCCGGAGCTTGACGCCGACGGCCGGAACGTCACCTACTGCCCGACTGCCTTCAAGACGCCGGTTCGGTCCTTCGGTCCGGCCATGGAACAGAAGCCCGAAATTGAGCTGTGCGCCGGTTGCTCGAAGGTTGTGCCGACCGGCGACGTGACCGTGACCGAAGAGCGGGTGAAGGTCCCGGGCCTGAACCTGACGGTCACTCAGAAGAAGATCACGCCCGTTGAGGGCGACGACAAGGGAGAGAACGACATGCCTGCCGCTGCGAAGAAGACCGCTTCCGCCACGGAGCCGACCCAGGACGTTGACGCTCAGATCAGTCGCGTTCATGAGCACGTCGACGCAATCAAGGCCGCTGAGTCCGCCGACGCCGCTGAGGCGAACGCTGGGCAGGCGGAAGACATCATTGCGAAGCTTCCGACGAAGCACCGCAACACGCTGCGCTCGACCGTGAACGAAGCGAAGAAGGCGAAGCTGACGGAGCTGAACCCGGCACCTGCCGCCGACGCCCCTGCCGCTGAGGCGCCTGCCGCGAAGAAGACGGCTTCGAAGGCCGTTGCGAAGAAGGCCGCTGCCGCGCCTGCCGAAGTTGCCGAAGACTTCAACAAGTTCGACGGCGTGCCGAAGCTCGTGAAGGACGGCGTCAAGTTCGTCACTGAGGGAATCGACCTGGGCCTGAAGCTGGGCAACGTCGGTGAGCGCCTGGCACACACCATGCTCGACATGCGTACCCGCATCCCGAACCCGGACGCTGACAACCTGCCCGACCTGACGTCGATTCGGAAGACGACGAAGAACAGTCACAGCGCCGTGTACGACGAAGTTCGCAAGGGCATTGCCGACGACGACGTTGAGCGCCTTACCGCGTTCAGCTCGATTCAGCGCGCCACTCAGAACAAGGCTTCGGACGTGCTGTGTGACTGGCTTGAGTCCTTCAACGGCCCGGACCGTGAAGAGACGCTGACGGTCATGCGGAACCTGTTCCCGGGTGCCGTCGCGAAGCTCGAAGCCCGTGACGCTGCGATCGCTGAGGCGAAGGCCGACGCCGACGTTGACGAAGCCGACTACCCGACGGAGCTGAAGCCGTCCGACGCCATTCGTGAGCTGTACGCCGACAAGGGCGTTGAGCTTCCGAAGTACGGCCGTACGGAGCTTGCCCGTATCGACCGGCGCGTGAAGAAGCTTGAGGCGACCACGAAGGAACTGGAGACGCTGAAGGAAGCCGACGACGCCGACGCTTCGAAGGTCGAAGAGCTTGAGGGCGCCGTGAAGGAACTGACGGCGGAGATTCCCGCTGAGTTCGTGCCGGACGGCGACAAGGAAGAGAAGACCGAAGGTCAGAAGACGGTCGACGCGCTGACCCAGGTGAAGGCCGCTATGGAGAAGGCCGGGAAGCGCTTCGGCAAGGTCAAGAGCGCTGCCGACAAGCGGAAGGCGAAGGCGGAGCTGTACGCGATCATTCGCAGCGCTGCCGACGCGTTCGACCTTGACCTGAGCGCCCTTGTTACGTCGGATGACGAAGAGTGACCGACTGACCGCAGAGTGTGAAGCCCCTGGGAACCGTCCCGGGGGCTTCGCCCGTAGGAAGGCAGACCATGACCGACGAAGTGAAGTACCTGACGGTTGAGTCACACGACGACACGGAGACTCACGCGCTCCGGCAGGGTCCTGGGGTGTACAGCGCTGAGTGTGGCGCCATGCCGTCGTTCCCGACCGGCAAGGTTGAGCCGACGTGCCTGCCGTGCCGTGACGCCCTGGGCTTGCCGTCCGCCGTAGACGCTGCGGTGACCGCAGTACATGAGCGCCTGGGCGACGTCGTGAAGGACCGGCTACAGCGCTGAGCGCCCCTCACAGCCCCTCACAGCCCCGTCGGGTCACCACGTACCGGCGGGGCTTCGTCACGCCCTTACAGCGGCACACACGGCTGACCTGGGTTGAGTGATGAAGTGACGCTGTGATTCAAAATAAGAATTCACCTAAGACTTCTCATTGGTTAAACCCGGCTCGACGCCACTTCGTCACAGCGTCACCACGTAGCCGACTCCCTTCAAACAGGTAGAGACACCTACCGCTGAAGGGGGCCCACGTGCCCAAGATTCGTACCGTCTACCGTGGCGGAAGCCGGTTCTACGTTCACCCTGAGAACCGGGAGATTGTTCACCCGGGCGTGACGTCCGTACTCGGCATGCTGGCAAAGCAAAACTTCCTTGCTCCGTGGCAAGCGAAGATGGCCGCTGAATTGGCCGTTGACTCCATCGACTTCGTTGCCGACATGGCAGCACGCGACCGCGACGGCGCCGTTGATTACCTGAAGGGTGCCGCGCGCCGGTACACGAAGGTTCGTGCCGACCTGGGCAGCGAAGCGCACGACCTGTTTGAGCGACTGATCAGGGGTGAGTACGTCGGACGCGTGCGCGCTGATCTGACGCCCTACGTCGAGCACTTCCGTGAGTTCCTTGAGGCAGTCAACCCGGAGCTTGTACGGGCCGAAGACGTCGCATGGTCGGACACCTACGGGTACGCCGGTTCGTTCGATGTGGTCATGCGCGTTTGGCTCGACGCCGACGGCAACCCGACGCCCGACCGGTCCGGCACGCCCCACCTGATTATGGGCGACTGGAAGACGTCTAAGGCGACGTACCCGGACGTTGCGCTTCAGATGAGCGCTTACATGAACGCCGACTTCATCATTGACCCTGACGGCAACCGTGAGCCGATGCCGGAGTTTGACGGCGCCGCTGTGCTTCACGTGACTGACACAACCTGGGCCTTCAAGCCGGTCGAGACTGGGCCGGACGTCTTCGCTCACTTCCTGCACCTTCGGAGCACCTTCGATTGGGACCGTGACGTTTCCCGGAAGGTGATCGGCAAGCCCATTGCGAAGAAGGTTGGGGGCAAGCTGACGACCGGCACTCAGCGACGGGCGCGCTAGTCACCGACTCCCTTACCGGCAGTCGAGAGACACCCGATTGAAGGAGAGAACGCATGCGTGGCTTCGGCGGCATCATCCTGGGCGTGGCGGCAGTAACCGCGCTGATCCTGAGTACGTGGGCGCACTTCTATGCTCCGTGCTCCGTGTACCGGTACAGCGCCGTGAAGGACGTTCCCGCGCGCTGCCTCATGCACAAGTGACCCGTTAGACCAGAGAAGCCCCTCAGTGCCTTACACGGGCGCTGAGGGGCTTTTTGTGTTGTGCCTTGTACCACCCAGGTCACCGACTCCCTTACCCACAAGTGAGACAGCAAACGGGCGGCAAGCCCCTGCACCTGGGAGCAACACACCATGGCGAAGCGTTCCATTTGGGCCGGAGACGAAGACAACAAGCCGAAGAAGCGTGAGACGTACAGCGACGACACCGTTGGCCGCTTTCACTCCGGCTATTCGGAGCTGAACGACAAGGGCAAGAACGTGCCCGTTGCCCTGTCTGAGTGGCGCGTGTCGACCGGTGAGAAGACCGTCGCTGACGCCGTTGCCCAGCTCTTCGGCGGCACTCCCGTTGAGAACGAAGAGAGCACGTCTGAGAACTTCATCGACGTCTTCACGGAGAAGGCGCGCGTTCCCGTGATCCTTGAGGCCGACGGCATCAAGTGGGACATGAAGCACTGGGTGAACAGCAAGCTGAAGCACCACTGCGACGGCTTCGAGTTCAAGTCGAACGAGCGTGATGAGTCGCTGATCGGTCAGCCGTGCGGTTGCCCGACGCTCTTCGATGAGCGGAAGGCGGACGCGAAGAACGACGACGGCCCCAACCCGGCAATCACGGTGACCTTCTCCCTTGCCGATGACCCGGAGCTTGGAAAGTTCAAGTTCCAGACCGGTTCTTGGACGCTCTTCAAGGTGCTTCACGAAGCCGAAGACGACCTTGAGCGCATCGGGCAGGGTGGCGCTGTGCTCGCTTACCTTGAGCTTGAGTTGGTCGAGTACACGCCGAAGAAGGGCCCGATGCGGAACAAGCTCGTTTCGTATTACAAGCCCGTCATTGACGTCGTGAAGTCGTACAACGACGCGATTGCCGAGTGAGCACGCTCGAAGCGGCGTCGCCGGAAGCCTGGGCGCATGTGATGCGTGGCGCTTCTGACGACGCCGTGAAGGCGCCACTGTGGCAGTACCCGCCGGAAGCGCGTCTTGCCGTTCTTCATGAGCGTCGGGCCCGGTTCGGCGTACCGACTGCCGACGACTTCGATCCGGAATACCGCTAGTGGCCCAGCGCGGAACGGTCACCGACTATGCAGGGGAAGCCTTGTACGTCGGTGACCTGATCAACTACGCAACCCGCTGCGGCAATGGAACGCGCGCGACGGATGCAATCGTTCGGGAGATCGAAATTCGGTATGCCTACGGCAAGCGAATTCCCTTCCTGAAGGTGCAGCCGACCGGCGTTGAATCCCGAAGCGGCCTTGAAGCACGCAAGACACTTCGCGCCGAATGGATCGGCACGGAACACGTACGCCTGTTGCGAAGCAACGTGACGGGTCAACCGAGAGACTGACGGACACAGCCCCGGGCGGAGCACCTAGCTTCGTGCCGGGGCTTTCCGTGTACTCACGTGAGTAGACAGGAAGGTGACATGCATACAGGCATGTTCATTGGGCCGGACTACGCGCCTGCCCTGGGTGACCTTCGGGCGCTGAGCGCTGGGGACACCGTTTACCTGAAGCCGGGTGCCGCCGACCGGCGTGACTGGGGGCGCTATCTCGACGCGCTGACCAACGCCATTACCCGGGGCGCTTCGGTTGTGTGGTGGACGTCATGAGCGCGCGCCATGAGCCGAAGTGTTCGTGTCAGCCGTGCCGGAACAAGCGCCGGAAGGCGTACATCAAGGACTATTACCGGAAGCTTCCGAAGGACAAGCGGCACACCCTGAGTCAGAAGCGTCGGGCCACGGCGTACGGCGTCGAGCACGCCGAGTATTCGCGCACAGAGATCATGCGCCGTTGGGGCTTCCGCTGTGCGTACTGCGATGCGAAGGCCGAACACCTTGACCACGTGCACCCGCTCAGCAAGGGGGGCGCCGACGCTGCGCACAACATGCTTCCGGCGTGTGCCCCATGCAACTTGAGCAAGGGTGCGAAGACGCTTGCTGAGTGGTCGCTGACGTTCGGTCCGGCGGGCAAGTAACCGACTCCCTTATGGGTGCCTGAGAGCAACTATCGAAGGGGTTCAAATGGACTTCGTGGGCATCCTGGGCCGGTTCACTCAAGTCAGCGAAGAGCCGGACGGCGGTTACCTTGCCGTCTGTCCGGCTCACCCTGACTCGCGCCCTTCGCTTCGTATCTGGCGTGGCGACGACCTGAAGGTAAGGCTGACGTGCCGTGCCGGTTGCGAGACGAAGAACGTCGTCAAGGCCGCTGGGCTGACATGGGCTGACCTGTTTGACGCGACCGGCGACGGCGCGACTGTTCCGAAGGAGAAGCCGAAGATGGTTGGTCCGGCAAACGTGGTTGCGCTGCGCATGTGGCTTGAGTCCCGAAGCCTGACGGCGGACGCTGCGGCTTACGCCGGTACCCGCTTCGGACTGAGTCCCGAAGACTCCGCGCGCCTGGGGCTTGTGGCGTCGCCTGCCAACCCGACGCGCGTTGACGGCAACTTCCCTGACTTCCTGTCTCCGTCGTTCCTTCGGTTCCCGCGCATGGTCGTGCCGCTGAAGGGCTTTGACGGCGTGATCCGTGGCGCCCAGGGGCGTGACCTGAGTGGGAAGTGCCCGGGTCGTTGGCTGAGCCTGAGCAACCCTGAAGGGCAGCGCTGGGCACCGTACGGCGTCTTCAGGGGTGAAGCCGGGTACGGGGTCATTCTGGTCACTGAGGGGCCCGGAGACGCGCTCACAGCCGTTTCAGTCGGGTACGACGCCGTTGCCATTCGTGGCGCTTCTCTGGTCAACAACCCTGAGACGTTGGCGGAGTTGGCCGACGGCTTGCGCGGCTATCAGGTGATCGTGTGTGGCGACAACGACCCTGCCGGACAAGGCTTCACGCTGACCGTGTCTGAGGGGCTTGCCGGGCACGGTATCGACGCGTACGCGCTGACCCTGCCCGTGTCCGGCGACGACCTTACGTCGTGGCGTGAGCGTGACCCGTCGGTGTTCCCGTCGGCTCTTCATGCTGCGGTGAAGTCGGCTCGACCGGTGAAGGGTCGCGCCCAGGTTGAGGCGGAGCACCGTAAGGCGGAAGTTGCGCACCGTACCGGCGCCGTTCAGGTGTCGAGCGATCAGGGCGCCGACGCTGCCCGCATTCTGGGTGAGCTTGTCACCACCTACGGCGAGTCTGACGCCATGAACGCACACGCCCTTGTCGCGTGGACTGACGGACGTATCAAGTACGCGTCGGGCCTGGGGTACTTCGTGTGGGACGGCGTGACCTGGGTCAAGTCGGCAACCCGTGTGCGTCAGGAAATTCACGCCATGGGCGCGGCTCTTGTCCTTGCCGGGTGCCTGCCGGAGTCGCGCGGCTTCACCATGACGACGCGTATTGACGCACTCATGACGGAGCTTCGCAGCGTTCCCAGCGTGCACGTTGACGCCGAAGAGTTCGACGCGAAGCCGCACCTGTTGAGCTTCAGCAACGGCGTTGTCGACCTTCGCACGGGCAAGCTCCGGGCGCACGACAAGGGCGACATGCTCACTGTGTCGCTGCCGCTTGAGTTCGACCCGATGGCTAAGGCGCCCAGGTGGGAACAGTTCATCACTGAGATTTTCCCGGGCAACGCTGACCTTGTCGGCTACGTCCGGCGGCTTGTCGGCTACGGCATTACCGGCAACACGTCGGAACAGTGCTTTGCCGTTCTCTGGGGCAAGGGCGCCAACGGTAAGAGCGTGTTCACGGAGACGCTGACGGACGTATTCGGCCGGATCACGAAGACGACGCCGTTCGCCACGTTTGAGGACAAGGGCAGCGGCGGGGGCATTCCGAACGACCTTGCTGCGCTTCGTGGTGCGCGTCTCGTCATGGCGTCCGAAGGCGAGTCGGGCAAGCCCATGTCGGAAGCCGTCCTGAAGCGTGTGACGGGCAAGGACAAGGTCACGGCGCGCTTTCTCCGTCAGGAATTCTTCACGTTCGCGCCGACGTTCTTGATCATGCTTGCGACCAACCACAAGCCGAAGTTCAAGAGTCAGGACGAAGGGCTTTGGCGCCGCGTGAAGCTCATTCCCTTCAACCGGTACTTCGCGCCCGAAGAGCGTGACTACGACCTTGACAGGAAGCTTCGCGTTGAGGCAGCGGGCATCGTGGCATGGGCTGTGCGCGGAGCCGTCGAATGGTACGCGAACGGCCTGAAGGACCCTGAGAGCATTTCCGCTGCGACGAAGGAATACCGGGCGACGTCTGACGCGCTTGCCGGATTCTTCCCGGGCGTGCTCGAAGAAGCCCCTGAGTCCGAAGTGTTGCCGGGTGCCGACGCGTACAACGCTTACCGCGATTGGTGCGAGGCTGAAGGGCTGAAGAGCACTGAGGTTTGGTCCCGGAAGGCTTTTTACGGCGCCATGGAAGAGCGCAACGTGATGAAGAAGAAGACGAACAAGGGCATTGCGCTTGTCGGCGTTCGGGTGGCCGGTGCTCCGGTTGCCGCTACCGGTCCGGGCATCTTCGCCCAGGACTGACCCAGGGAGCCCCTGACTACTCACGTGAGTAGTTGGGGGCTTTCCTCATGTTCACGCTGAGTTACGAAATGACCCTATGCCGGCATGGGGTAAATGTGGACAGAAACGGACATGGCGGGCACCGCGGAAAGTACCCAGAGTGACGGCGCCCAGGTCACCGACTCCCTTCAAGGCAGGTGAGTGAAGGGAGTTCCCACGTGATCACGTACACGCACAGCGTCAACGGCGAACCGGTCCGGATTTACATTCCGGAGACGGACGCCGACCTTCGTGAGTTCATGCACTGGGCGCGCAACAAGCCGGAGCTTGCACTAGACACGGAAACGACCGGGCTTGATATCTACGCGCCCGGTTACCGTTTGCGCACAGTGCAATTCGGTACGACGCATGAAGCCTGGGTCATCCATTACGAACTGCGCGGACGCTTTCAGGAAGCTGCGGATTATGTGCTGACGCACTGCCCGCGCTTTCTGATTCACAACGCGCCGTTCGACTGGCTTGTGTTGGATGCGCATTCGCCCGTGTCTATGGAATCGCTCGCACCGCGAACGACGGACACGAAGATTAAGGCGACGCTGATTGACCCGCGTCAGCCCCAGGAAGGCGGCATAGGCACGGGCCTGAAGCCGCTGAGCGCGTTCTACGTCGACCCGACGGCGCCGGACACCCAGGGCGACCTAACGGCCGTGTTCCGGTCGCTGGGGCTCACGAAGGCAACCGGCTGGGCCGGTATCGACCTTCGGCACCCGACTTACAACCTGTACGCCGGACTAGACGTGATCTATACGGCGCGCTTGAACCCGGCTCTTGACGCCGAACATGAGCGGCTGAGCATCCGTCCGCAATTGCTTGAGTACGAACACGAGATTGCCTACATGTGCGCGTACATGCAGCGCGCTGGGCTTGTGCTCGACCTTGAGTATGTCGACACCCTTCGCCGCATGCTCCGCGAAGAAGAAGCGAAGTACCTTGAGATTGCCGCCGGTTGGGGCGTCGAGTCGGTCAACTCCGGCGCCCAGGTGTCGGAAGCGTTGCTTGCCATGGGTGAGCTTCTGACTGAGACGACCGACGGCGGGGCGCTGAAGGTCGACAAGGCCGTGTTGCTGCCCATGGCCGACCTTGACCGTGACTGGGAGCGCATCGGGGCGCGTGCACCTAACCCGCTTGCTGAAGCCGTCTTGAGGGCGAAGCGCGCCGGTAAATGGGTCACGTCGTACGCCGACAAGTTCGCAGCGAATCACGACCCGTTGGGGCGCATCCATCCGACCATAAACACGCTTCAGGCGCGCACGGGTCGTATGTCAATCTCCGGCGACTTCGCGGCTCAAACGCTGCCGTCTTCGGATTGGATGATCCGGCGTGCCGTCCTGGGAGACGCGCCCGACCACATCGTTGGGTCGGTCGACTTCCAAGCAATCGAAATGCGCGTGTTGGCAGCGTTGGCCGACGTGAAGCGCATGAAGGACGGCTTCGTTAATGGCGGGTCGGACTTCGACATTCACATGTACACGGCTCAGCTCATCAAGGGGCTTGAGGCGACGAAGCGCGACCGGAAGGTGTTCAAGGGGGCAGGCTTCGGCAAGGTCTACGGCGGCGGCGTCGCGACCATTGCCCGGCAGACAGGTGCCGAAGAAGTCGAGATTGCGCGTGCCGTCGCTGAGTACGACCGTGTGTTTCCTGAGATCAAACGGGCGTCGAGCCGTTGGCAGCGGGAAGCGCGCGCTACTGGTCTGGTCACTGTGTCGGTCACGGGTCGGCGCCTTCCGCTCGACCGGCACCGTACGTACGCCGTCGTGAACTATCAGTGTCAGTCGGCAGCGCGTGACGTCCTGGGTCAAGCCATGATCAACATGCGTGACGCTGGGCTTCTGGACTACATGAAATTGCCGATTCACGATGAGATCGTGTTTTCCGCCCCGAAGGCGGACGCAAAGGACATTGCACGCGAGTTTGAGAAGTGCATGACCATGAACCTGTTCGGCGTGCCGGTCGTCGCTGAGGCGGAGCTAGGGGGCCGATCCTGGGGAAGCCTGTACGGCGCCGATCAGTAAACGGAACCGTTCGCGCCCCGGAACAAGATCGTTTGCCCGCCTTCACGGGGAGGAAACATCACGCGCCCATAACGAATCGCGTCTACTCACGTGAGTAGTCAGGCGTAGTCCTGACGGAGTACCGAAGCCCCGTTGCCTGTAAAGCACAGGTAACGGGGCTTCCTGCATATGCCACACCCGTACATCTGAAGGATGAGACGGCGTTACGCCTTCGAAACCCCTACAACCTCCCCAGCGGTCACGCGGTCTTCTCAGGTGCCACGGCAAAGAAAGTGACTACTCACGTGAGTAGTCACCGGGTTATGTTCGTGGTGCACGACGGACCGGAACTGATCAACCCCCGTCGGCAAGAGTCGGTGACCTTCACGGGTCATCCATGTTTGCTCACCGCTGAGCAAACCTTGCCGTACCCAGGTTGAGACGCACTCCGTCACGCCCCTAGGTCACCGACTCCCTTACCCGGAATCAGACGACCTAGGGGAGTAACCCAGTGCTGACCATTGACACGATCCGTGCCGCCCAGGACAACGACCTTGCCGCCGTGGCCCAGGTGATCGAAGCGACCGAATCCCGGATTGCCGTCCTTGCCCGTAAGGCCGCTAACCGCATGGCTCCGCACGGTGGCGCCCGGTTCCATGACTACGCCGATGAGTTCGCCCAGGTTGGCCGTGTGGCCGTGTGGGACCTTCTGAAGCGCTTCACGGACACGACGGCGGAAGCCTTCTTCAAGCTCACGTACACGACCGTTGAGAACACGCTGAAGGACGCCGTACGGAGTGAGCGCAACGGCAACGCCGGAGCCGACGAGAACGCCGTGAAGGTCTTCGCTGCGATGCTCGAAGCCGCTGACGGCGACGTGTACGAAGCCGCGAAGCTTTCCCAGGTGTTGCCGCCGAAGGGCAAGCGACTCAGCGCCGACCGTGCCGAAGCCGCCCGTCTCGCGTGGCAGGGTGCCGTTTCGCTCGACAAGGTCACGACGTCGACCGGCAACCCGGACGCTGACGGTTCCCTTGCTGACGTCCTGATCTATGAAGACGACGACCTTGACGGCGAGATTCGCCCGAAGGTTGGTCGGGGCGCTGTGATCGAAGCCGCCCATGTGCTGTACCGGTACGTGACCGTTCCCCGTGACGCTGAAGCCCGTGTGTGCGTGCTCGACGCCCTTGAGCTTGCCGCCATGGGTGAGACGACCCCGGCGGACGTTGAGGCGCTTGAGGACGCCGTCAGGGTTCCGCTCGACCCGACTGAGCGCCGGTACGTGCTCGACGCCCTTGCCGTCATCCGTTCGTCTGTGTCGACGGCGACGGAAACCGCACTGACCGACGACCTTCGTGACGTCCGTGAAGAGCGCATGGCCGACTCGCGTGAGAAGCACGCCCGGGTGAACGACACGCTTGACTCGATGGGTGCGGCACAGCGTGACGTACTCCGCCACTCCTTCGGCATCAAGGGCGTCACTGACTTCGGCTGGGGCGACTCCGGCGACCTTGAGGGGCTGTGCGCCTATCTCGACATGACGTCTCAGAACGTCCGTGCGCACCGCGCGAAGGGTCGTAAGGCATTCGCGAAGCGCTACGCCGCTGCCGTCAGCATCACGGACCCGACGCACGCCCAGGCGCTCACCGTTGCCGCTGCCGCCATTCTCACCAACGCCGGTCGCAAGTAACCGACTCCCTTACTGGCACACGAGACAGCAACTAAGGAGAAACACAGTGCAGACCTTCACCCTTCCGACCGGCCACACCGTTACGACTCAGCGCGTCGGCAGCAACGTCGAGTTCGTCACCGCGAACGACGACGGCGACGTGATCAGCACCGTTCAGCATTCCTTCGCTGAGTCCGTGCCGCTCATCAAGCGACTCGCCTGCCGCACCCGCTAGAACCCGGGGCGACTACTCACGTGAGTAGTCAGCCCAGGCCCAGGCCGTAACCGGTACGGCTCGAAGGGTTCGACTCCCTTCCTGGGCACGCAAGCACCACAACGACGAAGGAGAGACGGCGTGAAGGTGTATCGAGTGGGACACGGGACGGCGCTTGACGTCGGCTTCCCGTCCGGTCCCTACACATGCGACGGACTGTCGGAAGCCCACGTTGCCCAACTCTGGGGCATGGCTAGCGACCACTCGAATACGACGCACCCCAGCCCCTACGCCGACCCGCTCTTGATGGGTATTCAGTCGTACGAGCGTTGCGGCTTCGATTCGCTCGACGCGCTCAACGCATGGTTCGACGGATGGACCGAAGCCCTTGCCGACTGTGGCTTTGAGGTCTGGGCGTACGACGTTGCCGACTGGGCTGTGAGGGTCGGCGCACACGGTCAAGTCGTGTTCGACGCACGTGAAGCCGTCGAGCTTGACCGGCACGAATTCACGCCCGAACAACTCGCGCTCTTCGCGTGACCGACGGAGTACCCGGGGCGCATTCATGGTGCGCCCTTTTCGTTGCCCAGGTTCTACAGATGGAGAGAAACAAAATGCTGCGTGTGTCCACTGAGACGAAGGCTGTACTTCAGACTGAGGGAACCGGCCGCATTGTCGGCTTCATCAAGTCGACGGAGCCGGGCAAGATCAGCGTTGCCGTTCCGAATGACCGCGCTGTGATGACTCCGGCCCAGGCCCGTCAGTTCGCGGCGTGGCTTCTGGAGGAGGCGGAGAAGATCACTGCCAGCACGACCGACGCGCGTACGGCGACCGGTTGGCGGCAGGCTGAGGCGAAGCGGCAGTCAGACATTCGCGCTGCGCTCGACGTTGACCGTGTCGGCGGCTTCCGTCGTGGCTACTGAGCCGAAGACGCCACGCAAGACGGCGTCACAGAAGCGCGCCGACGCCATGGCGGAACGACACGACGCATGGAAGAGCGCACACGCCCTACTCAAGCCGCTCGACTGGGCTGAGGGGCTGACCCCGTACGACGTCTTTCAGCTTGCCCAGTGGCTTGCCGGAGACATACCCGACTGACGACCTGGGCCCGACTACTCACGTGAGTAGTCGGGCCCCTTTGGAGAGAAGCCGCATGAAGGTTGACGTCCTTGCCTCAACGGTCCTGAAGCCGTCGCCCCTACTCGCCGCGTACGCCTATCGCGTGTCCGGCGCCCAGTACAACGACGACGTTCCGACTGACGCTGACGCGCTAGGGGAAGCCGCCGGGCGTATCTGTTACAAGTCCTTCGGTCGCAAGAATCCTGACACGGCGTCGAACGTCGGCTACCTGGGCAACATTCTCGCCCAGGGTCATTACAGCGTGCTTGAGCATTCGTCCGTGACGTTTCTCGTTCAGGACGTGTCGCGTGCGCTTCTGACTGAGCTGAGCCGTCATCGACACCTGAGCTTCAGCGTCGTCAGTCAGCGTTACGTCGACTACGCGGACACGGCGCCGGTCATCCCCCCAGCGCTCAAGGGCACCCAGGGCGAAGCCGCACTGATCAGCGCGTACAACTACGCCGTTGGTCGGTACGAGGGGCTTACGCGTGAGCTGAGGGCTTCGGGGCTGAGCCGGAAGAAGGCACGTGAAGCCGCGCGCTCCGTACTGCCGAACGCTGCGCCGGTAGACATGGTGGTGACCGGCAACCTTCGCGCATGGCGTGACGTCCTGGGCAAGCGTTGGCACGTGGCCGCTGACGCTGAGATTCGGGACTTCGCCGGTTTGGTGCTTGACCACCTTCGGGCCGTGGCGCCCAACTCCGTTCAGGACGTACCGACTTCGCCGTATGGGGGCTGACGTGACCGACCCGAGAGAAGACCGACTTCCGAAGTGGGCGCGTGAAGAGCTTCACCGACTCCGGCGCGACCTTGAGACGGAACGGAAGGTGACGGAAGAGCTGAAGGGCAACAACCCGGATTCGAATACGTTCCTTATCGACTACGGCAGGAAAGACGCGCCCCTTCCGCGTAACTCGCGCATCGGCTTTCACGTTCGGCCGGACGACGGAACGTGTCGGCAGGCAATTCAGGTGTACGTCGAAAACAGGCGCCTTCGCGTTCAGGGTGACTATTCGCTGATCGTGCGCATGGGCGCTTCCAATTCCTTCACGGTCGAGCTTGAGGGGTACCGGTGACCCAGGCTTGCAAGGAATGCAAACGCGCGACCGGTCACAAACTCGATTGCGGGCAGCGCGAACCGAACCCGTTCATGGCGCTGAGTCCGGCGGCAATCGACGTCATTGACGACATGGTTGACGAATGGCTTGACCGTGACCGGCACGGCGAACTGAACGGCGGGTACGGGTACGGGCCCCGGAAGAGCCGCGCGCTTGACCGCATTCACGAACAGATCAAAGAAGCATGGCGCGCGAAGGTGCGTTACGCCGATGTGGAGGAAACCGCGTGAAGAAGACCGCTGCCGTTGCCGTGACCGTTGCCGTTGCTGCCCTGGGGCTGACCGCTTGCGACCCGGGCCCGGAGTGCGCCGACTGGGACACGCGGACGCACCTTGTGACGTCGGTCGGCATGGGCGGGAAGGTGACGACGCACCTTGTCACCGACACGTTCTGTGCGCGCTACGTCGAGCCGACGGGAGACACGAAGTGATCTTTGCCGTTCTGATCGGTCTTCCCGGACACGAGACTTCCCGCCGGATCAGGGGCCCGTTCGATGAAGCGTGCTGGGCGCTCGACGTCGAACCTGAGTTTGTCGACGTGACGTCGTACGACTCCCGTGCCGACGGCGTTGACGTTGTGCCGACCGTGCGCGTGTACGCCGACGACGACCCTTACGGCGACGTGTTGGCGGAGCATCGGGGCGCAGCGACCGGCGAAGAGATCACAGCGCTTCTGAACCGGGGGCTTGCCCTTGTCTGACCGTCCGTCCTGGGACGCGTACTTTCTGGCCGGTGCTGCCTGGGTGGCGACGCGCGCGGACTGTACGCGTTCCCAGGTTGGCGCCGTCCTTGTGAACGCCAACCACGAAGTACGCGGCACGGGTTACAACGGTGCGCCGTCCGGCGTTCCCGGGTGCGCGTCCGCCGGAGCCTGCCCACGTGGCCGACTGAGCCGCGAAGAGTGCGCGCCGAACACGGATTACGCGAACTGCGTTGCCGACCATGCTGAGCGCAACGCCATTCGTCACGCCCTATCCGCTGAGCTTCCCGGCTCGACCCTGTACACGACACGTGAGCCGTGCCCGTCGTGTTGGACGCTCATACGCGCTGCCGGTATTCGTCGGGTTGTGACCCCTGACGCTTCGCACGTGTTGTAGGCTCAGCGTCGCAAGCTCACGACGAAGGGGAACACGGTGAACACGACGACTCGCCCGAAGACGAAGGCCGCGAAGCACATCAAGCGCGGTGACTGGATTCAGGTTGGCGCCATGGCGTACAACGTGCACGACGACGCCCAGGACAACGGCGACGGAACCGTGTTCCTGCCGATCGGATACAGCGGCACGGAGTACAAGGCCGACGCCCGGGTGACCATGCATTACGACAACTGACCGGCACGACGAAGCCCCTGACTACTCACGTGAGTAGTCAGGGGTTTTTTCATGTCTCCGTATCTGACACAGCGTCAGATTCCTTCACATTACTCCCTGGCATATGTCAGTCGCTCGACGTAAGGTCGGTAACTCGTTCGCACAGCCGTTCGAACGGATGACGCGACACGACGTGTGGTCATCCCTACGGATGATCGGTTGTGCGCCTTCACGACGGCTTCACAAGTGACGTGATCAGGACCTAGGAAGGACCAACTTTCAACAATTCGCAAGTGAAACTTGAAGCACACATTCCGCCTTGGGGGGCTTCCATGCACGCCGTGCCGTATGAACTTTCACTGTCCGTCTGGGTCCCGTCCGGCGCTGCCCGTGCGTGGCTTCCGTGCTCGATGCTGGGGGGCAACCTGAGTGACGAACTGATCCAGTCATGCACTGAGTTGAAGTCGGTCTTCAGGGCACACGGCAAGCTCATCGGACGGCTTCTCAGCGCTCCGGCGGCGCCCAGGTACGACGGCTTCAGGATCGTCGGCAGGCGCAAGGACACGGGCCTTTTGGTCGCTGCCGTCGAGTGGGTACGCAGTCGCGAAACGCGCGAGTTGGTGCCGTACCCGGTTGTGTGGACGTCGTGTGAGTACGTGCACCCGGAAGACAGTCCCAGGCTTGTTGCCTAGCTGTTACGGAAGTTGGCATTCCGAACGCGTGGCACATGCAAGCATTAATACACAAGACGTTGAAACGCGAACAAGATCAACTCGGGGACACAAGTGCACAAGATCGTTTTTCCTGCCTCAATCGTTGCTTCCGCAGCAACGGCCTTCGGACTGGGGGCACTTGCCTTCAGTTCCCCGAACGCCCCTGCCGGAGCGCTGCCCATGCCGACGCCGACGACGACCGTGACCGCAGCGCCCAACGACGCCCAGGACGTTGCCGACACGGAGCCCCTGAAGGCCGCTGTGACTGCCTCAGCGTCGCCCAGCTCCGGGAAGCACGCGAAGGCGTACACGGGGTCAGAGAAGGTCGCCACGACGGCGCCTAGGCACGCTGCGAAGCCGACCACGAAGGCAGGCAGTAGGGGCCCCATCAAGGACGCCCAGGGCGACGGCAAGGTGTTGGACGACATCGGCAAGTCGGTCTTGCCCGGCGGCATCGGCGTACACGTGCCCGACGTGCTCTTGCCGTTCCCGGGTCCTGGGTACACGGGTAGGCCGGAGCCGGTCACGCCGACAAGCATTGACACCCAGGAAGACGCCGACAACGCGCCGGACACGTACAACTCTGACGACGTCGTGTCGGCGCCCAACGTGGTCACGGACCCGGGCAAGCCCTGGTTTCACTTCCCGACCGGCGTGCCCGAAGTGCCGACCGTGACCCCGGAGCCGGTCACCGAAGCGCCCGTGTCCTCAACTCCCGTTGTCATCACGCCCGTTGAGACGCCGACGACGGAGCCGGTACGCACGGGCGGGCTTGTGACGGGCACCCGTCCGCACTGGGGCTGACGGCAAGTCACCGACTCCCTTACTGGCCTTCAGAAGAGATCACAACTCACTGAAGGAGTAACGGAGTTGGACACGAAGGCCATTGTCAGAACGCGTCGGGTACTGACCGGCGGCAGGTGGTTCCTGATCCTGGGGCTTGTCTTTTACAGCCTCATGACGACGACGCCCTTCGTCAGCGAACACAGCACGTGGTCATGGTCCGGCTGGGTCCTGGGCCTGATCGTTGACGTTGCCTTCATCATGGCGCTATCGGCCGAAGGCACGTTGGCGAAGTACGGCGTCACGAAGCTGGGTGCGTGGCCGGTCGCGTTCCGATGGATCACGGGACTGTCGAGCGTCTTCCTGAACGTGTGGCTGAACGTGTCGGCACATGACTGGGTCGGCGTGGCTGTGCACCTGATCGCACCCGCGCTTGTGATGTTGCTTGCCGAAGTCGGGCCCGTGTACATGGCGGCGCTTGCCGACGCTGAGCGGGAAGCCCTGAGCGCCCCTGTAAGCGCCCCGGAGCCGACGGCGGACCCGACGGAGCCTGAGCGCCTGCCGGAGCCGGAGCCGGTACAGGAAGAGCTTCCTGAGCCGGTTGCCGACGAAGAGCCGGAGCCGGTCAACGACCATGGCGCGCGCCTGCCGAACGCTGAGGCGAACAAGATCATTGAGCAAGGGTGGCGGCACAAGCTGAACCCGGTTGAGGTCGCTGCCGCTGCCGGTCGGCACCCTGCCACTGTGCGAAAGAAGTTCGCCCAGCTCGACGCCGAACTGACCGTGTGAGAGAAGCCCCGTACTGACTGCCTACCCAGGCGGTTGGTACGGGGCTTTTTGCGTACGCTGAGCGCATGAAAATTGCCTGGGTGATCGAAGATCACGGAGCCGACGAAGCCGAAGCCGAAACGGCGGACGGCGCAGCGGAACAGTTGGCCCGGGGCGTGCGTGAGGCGTACGAGAAAGAGCACGACACGGGAACGCTTGCGCACATCATGCTGAACGTCGTGGCGCCCCTTCGCATGCAACTTGTGACCGACGGCAGGTTTGAAGTCGAGCGGGGGCGCACCTGGGAAGCCCGGAACGGTGGAATCCTCGTAACACTCTCCCCAACTGAGAATGAGTGACCTACGGTGCTGCCATGCGTCGATATCGGGTGACACAGCGTCCGCCGGAATGGCGGCAGGAAGTACAGGCAACGAACGAAGGCCGTGAAGCCGTCCGGGGTCGCCCCTGGGTGATCTTCGACGGCACCATGAAGGGGTATTGCACCCTGCCCGCTGACGACGACGGCGCGAACTTGCTGCCGCTCGAATGGCAGACGTCGGACGGAGCTAAGGCATGGCTCATGCGGTGCTACCGGACATGGGGGCGCGTGCCGCTCATCGGGGGCGCTGACGTGCCGTACGACGTCTCAAGAGAGAAGGTCGGTCAGTGAGGCGCTATCGGGTCATACAACGGGCGATATCCATGAACGCCGACGGCACATGGGAAGCCCGCACCAACGCCCCGTTCGCCATTTTCGATGAGTGGTGGGGCGACTTCTGTGCACTGCCGACGACGCTGCCGAAGCCGGTCAAGGGCAAGAGCAAGACACCCGTCACGCCGCCGAAGCTAATCCCGCTCGAATGGGAGACGCGCGACGAAGCCTTGTCGTGGCTTGAGCACTGCGGAACGAAGTGGCGTACGTGGCAAGCCCAGGGCAGCGACCGTGTGCCGGAGCACTGGGCAGGCTTCCCCGTGCCGACACGCTCACCCTGGGAGGGATACACGACGCCGATCACTCCGTATAACTGAGCGTGACACTGAGCCGCCCCGTTCAGCGCCTTCCCCCGGGCGTTGGGCGGGGCTTCGTCGTTCCCGCCGGACTGGGTCAGACCTAGACCTGAGCCGGGCGGGTGGGAAGGTGCCCGATACGGCTCCGCTGAGGGACGTTTTCCCAGGTCAGCCCGTTCCCACCCAACTGGTGTAGACTTTGGCTTTACCCAGTTGGGTGGGCTAATCTTCCACCCCATGACACAAGGGACGGTCAGCGGGATGACCATTCACGCGGCAGGGTATGACAGGCAGTCAGCCGAACGCGCTAGCGGTAGCGTAGCGTCACCGGCCACCCAGCGGGCAGCGAACAAGGGGAAGGCCGAACAACTCGCGCGGGAAGTCGGGCGCGACGGCACCGTTGTGAAGTGGGTTGGCCACTACAGCGAAGCCCCGGGCACGTCGGCCTTCTCCGGCGTCGAGCGCCCTGAGTGGAACCGGCTTGTGGCCGACTGTCGCGCGGGCATCGTGAACATGGTCATTGTTCATTACATTTCGCGGCTCACCCGCCGCAACCCGCTTGAGGCAATCCCGGTACTCACCGAATTGCTTCACATGGGCGTCGTCATTGTCAGCGTGAACGAAGGTCAGTTCCGCGCGGGCAATCTCATGGACTTGATTCACCTGATTATGCGGCTCGACGCGTCGCATCAAGAAAGCAAGAACAAGAGCGTTGCCGTCAAGGACGCGAAAGAGCTTGCGCGTTCCCTGGGCGGACACGTCGGCTTCATTCCTTACGGATTCGACACTGAGTCGCGCATGGTGCCGAATCCGGGCGACAACAACAAGCCCGTTCAAATTCAGGTCCTCAAGCATGGGGCGAAGAAATGGGACGGCAAACACGAATCTGAACCGGGCGTCATTCGCTGGGCCTGGGACGAAATTAAGGCGCATCGTGAAACGCCCTTCAAGGGTGGCGGCGCCGGATCGTTTCACCCCGGTTCGCTGAACGGCCTTGTGACGCGTCTTTGGCAAGACAAGGTGCCGACCCGTGGCAACACAACCGGGAAGAAGCGCGCCGACTCCGATTGGGACCCGTCCGTACTGAAGCGTGTTCTTCGCGACCCGCGCATTGCCGGATACGCCGCACGCATCGTGTACAAGGTTCGGGAAGACGGTTCCCGGGGCGGCTTCTCTCACTACCGCATTGAGCGCGACCCCGTGACCATGCGCCCGATTGAGCTTGAGTGCGGAGCGATCATCGAGCCGTCGGAATGGTGGGAACTTCAGGCATGGCTAGATGGCAGGGGGCGCGGCAAGGGGCAATACCGGGGTCAGTCGCTTCTCAGCGCAATGGAAATTCTGTACTGCCACGGCTCCGGCGTAACCGACCCTGAGACGGGTTACGGGAACGGCTCGACCATGAGCGGCAACCTTCGGGAAGGCGAAGGCGCGCACAAGTCGTCGTACGCCTGTAAGTGCCCCCGCCGGATTCACGACGGCTCTTCGTGCTCCATCACGATGCACCACCTAGACCCGTTCATTGCCGGTCGCATCTTCGCCCGTATCGCTGCCGTCGACCCTGGGGACCCGACCGACGACGACACCGTTGCCCTTCTCTGGGAAGCCGCTCGACGCTGGGGCAAGCTCACTGAGAAGCCGGAGAAGGCCGGTCAGCGGGCAGAGCTTCTAGCGGAGCGTGCCGACGCCGTACGCGCCCTTGAGGACATGTACGAAGACCGGCGGGCAGGCGGATACAAAGGGCCCATGGGACGGCGCGCGTTCCTTGACGAAGAAGCCACACACACGCTTCGCATGGAAGGCGCCGAAGAGCGCTTGCGTGAGCTGGACGAAGCGACCAACCCGAAGTTGCCGACGGGCGAATGGTTGGGCGAACCGGGCAGTGACCCGCTGGGGCCCGATTCGTGGTGGGCGAACGCCGACATGGCCGACCGGCGCGCCATGGTGAAGCTCTTCATTGACCGCATTGAGGTCATCAAGCTTCCGAAGGGCACGAACCGGCCCGGACGTGTGCCGGACGTGAAGAGTCGCGTGATCATCCATTGGGCCCAGCCCCAGGACGACGCCCAGGAAGAGCCGGAGACGCTAGCGGCATAGAACGGGGCCCGGACGGCGTGGCAGGCGCTTACAGGGGCGCTCAGGGGCGCTGACGGGCACAGCGGGAAGGGGTCGAGCCTTCGGGTTCGGCCTTCTTCTTTTACCTTCGAACAGTTAGTTAGCCTAACTACATGTTCCTTCGTCACGGCAGCGGGCAGGGGCAAGCCGTCTGACCTGGGGTGAGTGATGAAGTGACGTTGTGACCCATATTCAGGATTCATATAAGACTTCTCTAAGGGCAATCCGGAGTCGACGCCACTTCATCACAGCGTCACCGGCGGGCTTCCTGCTGAACCGTCAGATTCCCGCTGATATCAGGTCACCGACTCCCTTCATATAGGTAGAGGGGTGTTCGCACCGCGCATCTAGTAGCGAAACGCCATGGCGCTTGAGTGCACTCCCCTCAGCCGGTTGTTCCCCTGCCTTCTCTCCCAGGGTTGAGCGACCGGGCTTGCCTCCCTAGCTCAGTTGGTCAGAGCACCTGTTTAGTAATCAGGGGGTCGGCGGTTCGAATCCGTCGGGGGGCTCGGAGCAAGGAACGTAAGCGGCGGCATAACACTCCCCGGACGTCGGGTTTACGGCGCCTTCCTTGCAAGCGTTGGTAGCTCAATTGGCAGAGCGCCCCTACCCGGGTTCTATAACGGGGAGTATGCGGGTTCGAGTCCCGCCCGATGCACCACACCCGCTAACCGCTAAAGCCCCTGAGTGGGCAATGCCATTGAACCGGTAAGGGTTAGCGGGTGCGCCACTTCCTGACTACTCACGTGAGTACACGAGGGTAGGGGGGTGCTCGACGTACAGGGGGTGTCCCCAGGAAGGGGGTACCCCATATGCGTACACGGTGCCTTGAGTGTAGGGACTGGGCCACGCATGGCGGCAGGTGCGCGATACACCATGCGCACTACAACGCACAGCGCAGCATCAAGAGTCACAGCAAGCGGCGTGCTGCTATCGCACGTGGCAACAACGCTGCGGCAAAGCTGAGGCGCGCTATCCGTAAGGCAGTGGGCGCGCACTGTGCTACCTGCCTGGGTTGGTACCTGCCTAGTCAGCTCGACGTCGACCACATCAAGCCGTTGGCATTGGGTGGCGAAGACGTTGAAGAGAACGTTCAAGCATTGTGCAAGCGATGCCATAAGACGAAGACGGCAATGGATTTTGGAAAGCGTCCCTTCTGATAGGGGGAAGGCGCCGCCAAAGTTCAGACCGTTGCCTCTCAGCGATCCCGGCCCCAGCTCGGAAAACGCACGCTAGGTGTGACGCCGGACCCAGGCGCCCCCCAGGCCAACGACCCTTGTGAACACTGGGCAAGCGGGCTTTCGGGCCCCTGAGAATGGGTCAGTTAACGACCCGTTAAGGGGGTGCTAATGAGCCGCAGTAAGGCGCCGGACATGCGTACCGGCAACGCGAACACTGCCGCTGAGTCCGCTGCCCCCGTCGTGTACGAGGGTCGAGCGCCCAGGGTGCCCAGTCACCTGAAGGCGACCGGCAAGGACGTATGGCGCAACGTGTGGTCAGCCGGAATGGGTGCCTACTCCCCTGAGACTGACCGCAACGTGATTACTCGGTACTGCGAGCTTCACGACCGGCGTGCCGACCTGTTGGCGCTTGTCGAATCCGACGGCTTCATGTCTGAGGGTTACAACGGTCAGCCGGTCGCGCATCCGATGCTTCGTTACGTCGAGTCGACGGAGAAGGAATTGCGCTCCATCGAAACGGCGATTGGCTTCACTCCTGAGTCGCGCTTGCGCCTGGGCATTGTGGCCGCTGAGGCACGGAAGGTGTCCGCCGGTCCGGAAGACTTCTAAGGGGGCATGACCGGTGACGAACATTGACCCGGTCATTGCCCGGCACATTCCCGCTGACGCCCCGTTCCCTTCTGAGGGTTACCGGGTGGCGAAGTGGATTGAAGAGTTTTGCTACCTGACTGGGTCGTTCGCCGGTCAGCCGTTCCGGCTTCTCCCGTGGCAGCGCGCGCTATTGGTCGACGCGTATGAGCTGACGCAAGACACCTTCGGGCGTTGGCGTCGGAAGCATCGGACCGTTGTCGTGTGCGTCGCCCGTAAGAACGGGAAGAGCACCATTGCCGCAGCGATCATGCTGTATCACCTGATTGCCGATCGTGGCGATTCACAGCGTCAGGTAATCGCTGCCGCCAATGACCGCAATCAGGCGCGCATGGTTTTCGACTCCGCGAAGCAAATGGTGAACGCTTCCCCGAAGCTCAGCGCCGTGTGCAACGTTCAGCGTGACGTGATCCGGTACAAGGACAACACTTACCGGGTCGTGTCGGCGGACGCCGGACGGCAGCAAGGTTTGAACCCTGCCGCTGTGTCGCTCGATGAGTACGCGTTCAGCAAGAACAGTGATCTGTTCG